TTTCAATAGGGACTGTGCCTGTGTGACATCCCCTGTGGCTCTGACAAGTTTGGATAGAGCCGGTCTAAGAGCATCATCAGCCGTGGCCGTTTGGTACATAAGCGCCGTCACGGAATCTTCAACCGCAGCTACTTGGGACTTATTAGCGCCAACAGTATTTTCCAAAGCAATCTTCAACTGCTCTTGGCTCTTTTGATCCTCAGCCGCTGCCTTGACAGCACGTACCAGTTCAGTGGTTACAGCGCCAATAACGGCTGTGGCTGCTGGGCCACCAAAAGTCTTAAGCGCGTAGGACGCTTTCTGGGTTGTGGTCTCTAATTGGGCAAAAGCCTTCTGGGCTTTTTTTATCCCTTTCTCATCAAAGGCGGAGACGATGTTAAGAATTACACTCATTAAATCCTCATGGCATTGTTAGTTAGTTTCATCACTTTATTTACCAAGTCTTTAACCTGTTGCTGGACTTCTTCAGATGCTGACTCGTACGCCTTGTAGATGATTCGAGAAGGAGGCCCAAAGCGGTTTGTAAGGTTGTCAGCCATCACGCCCTTGGCCAACATATCCAGAGCCGTAGCTTGAGGGCCAAGCCATCTAATCCCAAATACGCCAAGGTTCTGCTTAAAGCCACCAGGCGCGTCACGTACTTTTTTGCCGCTGGTAAAAGGTTTGAGGTTACGGCGAACTCGAGCATCGTTCCAGGACATGATGTCAGCTCCTGATTTGCCTTGCCATGATCTTGCCATGCCTGACAGGGGCGCATTATTAGGGAGCATCGACTCGGCCTTGCCTACAACTGGTTGGATAATCTTCTTAAAGTCACGAGTAATTTCACGGCGCAGTTTCTTGTCCATCGTGTTCAGTTCTTTTAGCGCCTCTTTAAGACCTAGAACTTCTACAACATTGGTGGCCATTACTTCTTCCGACTTTCATTAATCATTTTGATGACTGTCGAGAGGTCGTCAGTTGTGAACTCTATCTCACGTGGCCAGAACCCTGTGGCAATAAGCACCCCCGCTAGAGAATGTCGGTAGGTGCCTCGGAGAAAGGGCGGTCAGTGTCCTCGCTCACAATTTCAAGACTCACCAATTTCTTAATGAAATCATCAAAAACAATTGGCACAATATGGCCGTGGGTTTGACAAGCAGCCCAGCACAAGAACGCTAAGTCCTCAATGCCGATGCCGTTCGCCATTTCTGACGCTTTAGTCTTGAACTTGCGTTCCCATTGGGTCACACACCAAAGGTTGGTGGTAACTGTAAATGGGCCTTCGCCCATGTCTGCGCGTAGTTCTAATTTCATGTCGGGTTTCCCTTGTTTAATTTGTTATGTAGTTGCAGCGGTGTAAACGCCACCACGGAATGTAAGCGAGATGCTTGACAATTCTCCAAGTGTTGCATCAATGACTGGCAAAGCCTCAAGGTATGTGCCAGTCAGAGTGAACGATGGGTTGGTTGCACTGACAGCGCTTGACGTTGGTTTCATGACAACTGTGGTTGCTGTGCCTACAAGAGTTGCCAAAGTTGCGTAAGTTTCTGTGGCTGCATAGGACATGAACAGTTCAACTGTAAGTTCATGATCACCAAGGCCAGCTACGTAGACACGGGAAGAACCGCCAAAGGCTGTTGATTCGAGCGCGTCATACTTGACAGTAAGAGTTGCCGAGGTTGTCTGGTCTGACAAATCAACTGCATTGACAGTAAGTGATGGGTTAGAAAGGTATGTGCTGGTAGCCATGTGGGTTACTCCTCTGGAGATGTTTCTTCTGTTTTAGCAGATTTGGTTGATGGTTTGTCGGATTTGATGAAGCCACCCTCAATGAGGGCCTCAACGTTTGTTTCCTCGGAAGGCTCAAACTTGTCGCCTGGTGTTCCGATTCTTGGTGAAATAATTGTGTACATGATTCGCCTTACGCTGTCTGTGCCTGTACGGATACTACTAGGTCGTAGCAAGGATATTCTGCACCACCAATGAGGTAGGCAGTGGGTTGGCCGTTCATTACAATTACATTGCTCGAGATCACTTTGGCTGTAGTGCTAAGCAGCTGGCGTAGCACTGGCAAGTTGGCTGGGCCTGAGCCAAGCACCTTGATAGGGAACGTCACATTAAGGATGTTGCCGTTGCCTGCAAAGGTTGTAAAAGATGGCGCGTCAATGAATACACAATTAGGCACAATCTTTGTGGGGTCTGTAACAACCCTGATGCCAGCGACTGTGGCAATCTTGGCTGCCACATCATCTATAGCTTCGTTGAGAAGGTCTGTAAAGGCCACTACGCCACCTGGGGGCGTGAAATGCCCAAGAGCTGCTTGATGATTGGAGTCATCGCAGAAACGCCCGCAGACCCCATTCCGTCAAAGGTGGCAAAAGTTTCTTGCACACTTCCTCTAGCCCTCCACAAGGCCGCCCCATACATCAAAGTACCGAGCGTCACATCTCCACCAGGGGAAGTGGAAAGTGAATCGCCCGTATAGCCAGACTCTTGCCTGCGTCTAAAGCAGAAAGCGTTACTGGCTGCAACAGATTGCGTGAGCAGGGTGTAATCATCTGAGGGGTTGTCAATAGTGATTCCGAGATATGTCATCAAATTCGCTGCTGTTGTCCACGTGCAGGTCTGCACAAAACTCAGAGTGCCAGGGGGAATGGCAGCACTGCGGTCAAGGTCTGGGTCCGCGTCGTAGTACATCACCTGGTTAGGCAATGGAATAGCAGCATCGAATATGAGATTGCCGTCAGAGTCGGTACCGATATACAGGTATTGAGGCTGGGCGTAAACAGTAAAAGTACCGTTCAGCCCATGCCCAAGACCTGTGATGGTGATTGATTCACCAACAGCAACATCGTTATCTGTGAGAGTTTGCACCACTGCATAGTTGTCTATGCGCTGATGGAAAATTACCTCGTATGTAGCCATGGCGGCTAACCGCCTTTCGGGCTAAGCCTGAGTGATCTTGCGAATCATTCCTGGGACTGCTGCAAACGTTGAGCAGTAACCGTGGAATGACATTGTGCGTCCCAAGACTGATGGGTTCTCAAAGCTCATCAAAGACTGAGGTGCTTCATAATACTCATAAGCATCGCCTTGGCCTTGACCGACTCGAGTGATAATCATGGTCTTGGCAGCAAAGTTGCTGTCCACTACAAGCTGAAGGCCAAGTGGGTTGCCGTTCCATGAAGATGCTGATGCACTTCCAAGCGCGTTCTGGCCTGTAAGACCTGCGCCGATGAACGGAAACACTGGACGGCCACTGCTGTCTGCAAGTTGTCCAAGTTGGCCCCATACGTCTGGAGATACGAACATATGTGTTGGTGTCCAGTTACGGCCATTTGAGATGTCCACTGCTGAGTCGTAAACGCTCTTGAGCAAGTCAGCAACTGACAAGTCCCAAACACCAGATGATGTTGCAGCGGCAAGCAAGTTGTCGGCTGCAAGGTTGTCTGAAGCAATCATGTATTCACCCATGAGGTCATTGAGAATCAACTGCATTGCTGCGGGGTTGGTAAACGAAATGTCTTGTGCGCTCAAAGTAACTTGGCCAGCGAGCGTGGTCTTTGTAACCGAGTTTGATGCAATCACCATTGTCGTTGCTGAAACTGCTGACAGCTCAGTACTTTGAGCCGCTACAGAGGTATGAGTTGTGATGGTAGGACGCACGAATGTCTTTGACTGTCCGCTGTCTGGATACGCACGTACCCCCACTGCTTCACACACAGGCCTCAGAAAATTTAGGTCCTGCACGAGAGGTCCCAACACGGGAATCGGGAGCAATCCTGGCGTATCGGTTGTGATGACATCGCCAGCGGCTGCCTGGATGTTAGTGCGCTTTGAGGCTGTGTAATCAGCAACTGCTTTGTTCATGTTTGCAAAAGTCTGTCCACCTGCGTGGAGAGCCGCCATAAATTCGCCCGCTGAAGGCAATGTGAACTCTCGTGCTACTTGTGCATAAAGAGGTGAGGTTGGGATTGACTCAGGTGCTGAGGCTTCGATGATTGGTTCTGACACTGGATTCTCCTGTGGTTCGGTTTCTTCAGGCTCATCGGGTGCCTCTTCTGGAATGGTAACAGATTCATTTGATGCAAACACGGATTCTACGGTCGCCCCAGAAAAAGCTGGGATAGGCACCAGCGATAGCTCTAACCAATCGGCAGCCGTAACAACCATGGTGCCATCTTTGGCATTGTGGCTTTGCAACACGTTCACACCAACTGAGACGGAATCAAGCACCCCTGCTGAGGCCATTGTTAACGCGTCAGTGCCTGCTTGAGTGTTCACAATGGATGCGGTGAACATCATGCCTTGTGGCGTTTCTGTACGGGCAGTGACTAGACCGACTGGCTGGCTTGAGTCGTGGTACATAAACATTTTTGGTGCTTTGCCATCTGTTGGCAATGATCCTTGGGCGAATTGCACCAGGGTGCCATCACTCACTCGTGCGGGGACATCATATGGAACGGCTATTCCCGAAATCTGACGAGTAGGCGCTGAGCCTGCTTCTGCTTCAAGTTCTACGGCAAAGCCTGCTGAGAGGTTAAGTTTCATTCTGCTAACGCTTCCTGTGTGTTTTGTTGTGGTTGGGGTTGGTTCATGGTGTCGGCTACTTCGTTCTCAACAAGAAAATCATCTGTGTCGAAACAGACATACGTGCCTCTTGGGAGGACATTGTTCATGCTCAGAGTGGATGCAATGCACTGAGCGTATGGCTGCACACCAAAGATGTAAAGGTCGGCACGAGCCTGCTCTGATGATTGGTATGAGTAAGCGCCCGTACTGACTCCAACTAAATAAGGAGGAACTGAGCAAAGCCTGGCCGCTTCCAGAGCGGAGTAGTTAGCCGATTCAATAAGCATCATCTTGTCTGGAGTTGCTGTGGTGGCTTCATATTTCAGGAACTCATTGAGTGCTGCCGTCTGGTTTGTAGCTCTCGCAGTGTTAAATTGTGCAGCTAAATCAGCCAATTCTTGCGCTGACAAAGGTTCGCCGCCCGTCTGGGAAAGGACTCCCGCAGGAATGGCCGATGTGCTATTGCGTCTACGTGCGTCATTTATTGCTATAGCTGTAGCGATTGTTTGCTGGCCGTTATAAACAATGCCTTCAATCGGGCACAGGAACTGGACAACATCATCAGTTTTTAGGAAGTTCCCAGCAAACATGATTTCTTTAGAAGGTCCGAAAGGGATATTGCCTGGGACATCTGGAGTGGTAACCGAGCCTGCTGGGATACGCGTGAAAGCTGAAGGAAAGCCATCTTGAGTACGTGCCGTGATGTACCAATACGCTTTTCCGTAATGGAGGAGATCATCAAAAGTCCAAGCCATGAGAAATGGATAAGTGACTGTCGGGTCTGGCTGGCGTAACCATGATCGTGGCGCTAATGGAACTTCTTCCATTTCGCCATCAACATCATTCCAAATTTCCCCGTACATTTTCAACGGCATAGAGGCAAGGACTGAAGCCATGAGATCACGCGCACGGCTAATGGTCGCTACCTGCATGGCAGCTGCACGTGCTTCACCCTGTTGATACGCCCAGAAATCACCAATCATTTTGGAACCGCCATAACCCACAGCTGCCTGGACTTCAGGAATTGGGCTGATAGCGGCCTTAGTAACTTTTTTATCGAACAGAGCCATGATGGAAGTATGCCACTTTCAGTATGAGAATTGTGGTACTGCCCTGCTCATCCCGACAACGCCCAGAGCAATACCGCTAGCAGTTTAGCCACCCACTATGACCATCATGGGTTTTGTCTTTTGCTTTGGTTTTGACACTTGCGCCACTGCCCAGATCATTACACGACAAAGCTCTATCGGCCCTGGACTCTTCTGGCTGCTGACAACAGCCCCAGAAGGCGTTTTTACAAGGACTGCTCGGCCGCAATGGTCGGCCAAAAGACTCTCGCCATGATGCTTGACATTGCCTTCATGAATCATTGAACGCACCAAAGTTGTGAAGCGTGTCAGCTCTGCATACCCCGTAATTGTGGTGCGCCTGCGCAATCCCAACGGCACGTGAATATCAAGTGTGGGTGTAATTAGCAGCTGCACTTCTGGATTCTCCATCACCCTGGCAATAGCCGTCCACATATCAGCTTCAGTTTCAACAACAAACTCAGTCTGCACAATAACTTTGCCATCAACTTCGGCGGCTCTAACCCCGCAATATCTGGCATCATCAACCGATGAATCCACACTGAGGTACCCCCCTTCAGGCATTGGAATATCTGTTTGATTTTTCTCCCAGACCCCCAAATCCAGCCAGGCCCCCCTTGCCGTAATCCATTGATTTAGATGCGCACGCATGAAGCTGTCTTTTTTGGACACAGCTTTCAACGCGTCAATAGTAATCGTGGTTCCCAAACTGGGGTTCGCCCAGTACCAGTTTTTTTCGTCCAGCGGTGACAGATGGCTAGGCATAGACCACTCAGCGAAATAAAACAGGCTTGGTATTCCCTTGTCAATATCGGCCATGGCTTGCTGGCGTAATTTAATCATGGTTTCACTGTTTTGGTCGCCAGCTGTAGACCACATAGAAAGCAACGGTGACTTACGTGCAATCTGGCTGGGGCGCAAAGCACTATCCACAACCTCTGCATCTATATCGAAAAGTTCATCGCAAATTATCAAATCGTGAGAGCCTCCATGCAAGCTCTTAGTCGCAGCACGGATTTCCCACCGAGAACCATCAGGCATCTCAACAGACTTACGCCCAATAGCAGCCAATTTCTTACCGCCAAAAGACTCACAAAGAATGTTGGCAAGCAAAGGAAAGATGGCCTCAGCACGGTCAAGTTTGTTGGCAACAGACATAACAGATTGCGGCTGCTTACGAATGACAGCCCCCTCGGTCAGCCACCACCCACACAAAGCCTGGAGAGCAATACTTTTGCCCGCTTGACGTGCTGTTGAAACCAACGACTCACGAAACTGCAACACCCCATCCGCGTCATGAGCTAACTGCCCAGACAACGCGTGAACCTGCCAAGGCATCAACGTAATACCCATATGACGCTCAGCCCAAGCAGCAACAAGAGGCCCATAAGTTTCGGCCCCAACACCAACGCTTTCCAATCTTGGCTGCTCACGACCAATCCGCCAATCATGATCACAGTCCTCGCCAGTTCCCGCCAATTCTGGCTGATTCTCCAAAAAGATGGAGGAAAT